GGTCGGCGGATTTGATTTGAGAGGGGCTAGTCGCAAAGAATTCAATTTCCGTTCCAACTCCGGGTGTTTTCTCTACGTCACTTTGCAAATAGAATGCTCCAACAACAGGCTTCCCGCTCCTTCCCATGTTCGATGCGTAAAAGGCAGCACCCTCTGCATACCGTTTGTTTGGAGTAAAATATGACCCTGCGGGAGTTCCGACCTGAGTTGTCAGTGATCCCCTTCTTGAAGTGTCGAACACGGTGAATGGAAATGTGTTTTTCTTCTTCCCTTTGGTCCCGTGATACACCGGACCCACCGCATACCCCGCCGCCTTCGCAGCAGCATCCACCATCCGCTGGGCGGTGGCCGTGTCGCCCTTCTTCACCGCGGAGAGGTAGTCGGTGTCGGATGGAATGTTTTCTTCACCCCTCTGCGTCCGCTGCTCACCAGCTTTTGGAGCAGTCACTCCCTTCCAAGGAACTGACTCGGTGGTTGCGTAGTGCATCCACGCAATAGCGTCTTCGGGCGAAACCTTTCCAGTGAAGAGTTGCTTGGTGGAAGCCTTGAAGGCGTTGAACCAAGACCGGATCTCACTACGCTGGATGTTCGGGATCTGCTCTCCGAACGATTGGATGAGACCTTCTTCAAGCGCGAGTTCCTGGGCCTGCTTAGGCGTGAGCTTTCCTTCTTGAACCTCAGCATTGCGGGCCAGAAGCTCGCTCTTGTAGGCGGGGGTATCTTGAGCGGATTCAAGCAGAGACTTCCGCATGGAAGGATTAGTGACACCCTGGAACACATCGTGACCGATTTCATGGATGGCGGTGTCACGAGTGGCCATCAACGGGTTGACTCGAACGATGCGATTGCCTGTATCTGGATCAGACAGGTACATACCGCGAATCTCGGTTGATCCAATGAACGGGCGATCAAGCTCGATGGTTAGATTGCGGCGAGCTGCGATCTGGGATGCTGCATCGATGTCGGACTGAGTGATCTTTGCGCCTTCGCCTTGGCGTTGAAGTCGTCCAGATATTGTGTCGTAGACCTCTTGTGCAGCATCGTAAGTCTTTGGAAGAATGTCTTTAAACCCAAGAGTCTCTGATTCTTTCTTTCGAGCCAAAGACCTTTGAATCTCACCCATCTGCTCTTCAGCAAGTCCACTTATCAGCTTGTCGCTTGTCTCGTTTATTTTACTAATACTTTCGTATGCAGACTGTAGCGACTCTCCGTATTTATTCTGAATGAAGTTAGGAACTTGATCTGGAGTTTTAGATACATCATTAGCGTTAGGCTCTTTTGCCAACGCATCAATAGTGTTTCCAAACTCATCAACCTTGAACCTAGCTGCCTTTTCATTGATGAAATCAGCGGTTGGTTCAGTGGATGACTTCCACCAATCACTTTCTTCTTTTGGTTGAGCAGGCTCAGTCCTAGCGGGTTCAGCGTCAATTTGCTTTCCAATCCGAGTCCTAGCCTCTTCAAGATCCAGCTTCTGAAGCGGAGCGTCTTGCGGTCCTTCCGACATACCAAGCTTACGTCCCAACCTGGTTGGACGATTGAAGAGGGTGCCAAGTGCAACGTCCGCTGCGAGCCGGCCACCAGAGAACTCACCTCCCTGAGCTAAATCAGCCACTTGTTGACCAGTAGCTTGCGCGACGTTGGCCGTTACGTTCATGGCAGGCTCAACAAACGCCGGCTTGGTGATGGCTTCACGAAGCGTAGTCTGACGAGTTAGTGGCCTACCAAGTTCGCTGAGTCCTTTCAGGGATGGGCGAGCGGTTAACGCGGTAGGAACAAATCCACCAACGTAAGAAGATACAGGTTGTTCTTCTTGAGCTTGCGATAACTTCTCAAGCGTCTCAGGAGAGTACCTCTCAAGCAGTGCTTCCTGAGCTTTACTGGTAGCGTAAGCAGCCGCAGCACCTGCACTCAACGCGCCTAAACCTCCGCCTACAAGCACTCCAACAGGACCAAACGGTGCGCCAAGCAAGGCTCCACCCTTACCACCTGCCACCGAAGCAGGAAGAGCAGTGAGAGAAGGAGCAACGCTGACAGCAGCCGATCGCAGAGCAGCCTCACCCTTACCCATGATTGGGCTTTCAGAGACGTTTCCTTCCGCATCTACGTCATAGATCTCTGGATCAAGGTTGTTTTCGATCAACCAATCACGCTGGGTTTTTGTCATGATGTTGTATCTTAGTCTCTTTTAACAGAGTAAGGAGCAAACGGGGATTCAGCGTATCCGAGACCAAACATAGATTTAGGACTAGGAGGACTGGCCATCCTAGCCGCTGACTTATTCAGTGCATCAATGTATATTTTATTTTGAATCTCTTGAGGAAGTTTATTCCATTGTTCAACCGGGAACGCGTTGGCAACAACCGCTTTGGCTTCTTTTACCAAAATGCTTTCACCCCCAACTCTTTCAGGTTGGATATTTAACTCAGAAGCAACTGCCTCGTTAAACGGACTTGTTAGAGTTTGTTGGGCACCATAAGTGGAAGCACCGCCTTGACTTTCTAATGCAGCAAGACGCCTTCCGGTTTGAAGGAACTGTTCACGAGGAGTGGGTGGTCCGTACATATCAGGTTGAGCCGCAACCTCTTTTGCAATCATATCGGCAACCTCTCCTCTTGGTTTTCCACTCCCTCTTGCTACCATTGGATCTCCAGGGGTTGCAGCAGGAGCTTTAGGAAGCGGCTTTGCAGTTGTGGCACCAGCACCAGCACCGCCTCCGCTAAAATCCGCTTGAGATGAAACGCCATACGCTTTCTTCATCTTATCAAGCTCAGGTTGAATGCTCTCAACTTCAGCAGCGTTCATGTCACCAAAATCAACATTGAATGACCTGCCGTCTTCTGTCTCCCTCATTGAAATTTTATACGGAGAACCCTTTTTCTCTGTAAAGAAACCAGGGTTTGCGTTTTCAAACTTTTTGATAAGATCAACGGGGCCTTGAACGTTTACTGCGCCAGTGGAACTTCTGCTAACAAATAACCTTCCTTCATCTTGCTTTGCCCGTCTGGCTTCTTCTTTATTACGAATTGAAACATCAGAAGCACCTTCCATCTGGCGAAGGGTGTTTATATCTAAACTGGAATAATCCTTCGTAAGACCTGCTTCAATAGCTGCTTTCTCAGTAGCACCCATTTCCGCTCCAAGTCGGCCAATCAATCTCGCCTTTTCAGCAGCTTCTCTTTCGCCTGTTACAAGTTTTTGAACACGAGCTTTCCTGCGTCCAATTTCTTGAGCTTGTTCAACTGGTCCAACGTATGTTTTGTCGGCTCCGGTCAAAACCTCTTCAGCACCAGTGACATCAAGCAACTGTCTTCGTTCCTCAGCAGCGGTTCGACGCGCTTCACGTTCAACTTCATCTTTAAGTGCTTGAACTCTTGCAGCTTCTGTTCTTGCAATCACTCGCTCTTCTTTTAACGCATCAATATCCTGCTCCATCAACGCCCGCTTCGCATAGTTCCGATTCCGGATATCCTCGTTGGTACCAGTAAACTCGCCGGCAATGCCTCCGGTGAGCATGGAGAGACCCTTCATGAAAGGGTTGATGCGCTGATTGGCCTGCTGTTGAAGCAAGGCTCTGATCTTGTCGGTTTCTTCTCTGGTAGCCATAAGATATTATTTAGTAACCCTGCAACGACCGCATCGCACCCCGTCTCCTGAATCCGCTCATGGCGGCATTCATGATCTGATCGGGATCGTAGTTGATGTATCGGTACTGGTCCTGCTGCTGTTGGGAGTTGGCCAGCAAGTCAGCGTAGAGCTTGGCGAAAGGATCGGCCTGACGATCGGGTAGAGGAACCTCTTTGGTTCCCTTGGTGGGGATGACGGTTTCGCGCCTTACGAGAGGGGTGACTGGCTCCCTAGGGGGAAGGGGGGTTCCGGTGTAGGTACCAATGCCGGTACCAGTGCCGGGACCAGTGATTACTCCTCCTGGCTTTGTTCCACCGCCGGGAGGTTGACCTCCTCCAGTAGGAGGGTTTACAACAGGAGGAGTTACAACAGGAGGCTTAGTGGTACCTTCGCCTGGAGGTTTTTCTGAACACTTGCCTCCTACACAATCAAATTGGCCTGTTCTATAATTCCATTTATAACCTTCTTGATCAGTAAGAAACAGGTCTCCAGTTTTTGGATCACGGTAATCTGAATCATCTTTGCCTTTGCCTGTTGGATCAAATATTTTGAAAGGTGAATCCTTAAACTCATCACCCGGTTTAACTTCTGGTTTTGGCTTATAGTCGGGATTAAACCTAATAGTATCATCAACACTAGGACCGGCTACACCAGGACCAACCGTTACATCTCCTCCAGTGTTATCAAACCCACCTACGCTGTCGGTTGTGCGTTCATCCGCCCCAACTGGTTGATATGCACCAACAGAAGTTGGTGTTACTTGAGAAGTTGAAGGCGCGGTGTTGACTCCAAAATTAAACTTCTGAGGTACAACTCCTTTATCCAAATCTTCTTGAGACACTGAATACGCACTTGGTCGTATGATTGTATCCCTAATATTGTTTCTGTCAGCATAGAGAACATCTCCATTCTCCATTTGCCCGATAGGTATATAATCCGGAATCGTTCTTCCCGGTATTAAAACCGGTTCTCCACGAGTCACAACACCTTGAGGAACAGAAGGTGTTTGGCCTGCAAAGTCAGCGGGGTTTACATCAACCACTCCGATTGTGCCACCAAGATCACCGGGTGAAACAAGACCTTTAACCCCATATATGTCCTCAGTCTTCGGATCCAGCGGGGTGCCAATTCCTGTTCTTACAAACGCATCCTGCTCATCCGTATTCCCAATGTTGATTCGCTCAACAGGTTGATCGCGGACGTTGAAATCAATTCCTTCTCCGGTTGCTAAGGTTGACGGGTTGCTTAAAGATGCAGGAGTAGTACGTTCTGGGGCCTTTATTCTACGATCCAACCATTGGCGAGAACCATAATCCAAAACAGGATCGAACATTCCAGGAGGCTGCGGTGGAAGTCCAAATCTGGGAGGATTGGGATAAGCGTAAGGTTCTACAAAGTTTGGATTTGGAATTGTGTTTACATAACCTTCATCAGTTAAAACTGCATATTCATAAGGGTTAACACCCACCTGATTCAGATCTTGAATCAGATTATCGATTGCTTCAGGCATATGTCAGTTTTTAGGGATTATGCTGTTGATTCGAGCTATCATCCAGTTGGCCACAAGCTTCTTGACCTTCGGCTTGTCCTTGAGCCACTTTGCAAACTTCTCGGCATTACTGTCGTAGAAGCTCTTGAACCACTTGGGTCCAACGAGTTCCTTCCAGAAGTAGAACGCCTCCCACTGATCGGGAATGCATTCGCGAGCGACAAAGCATCCGCCAAGCCCGAAGCCCGCGTAGGATGATCCAAGGTTACCAATCGCACCAGCATACCCCTTGAACTGATTCATGAAGGAGTTCGCTTGATCGGATGTGTATTGGTTCTGAGCGTTTGTGAGCGCAAAGTTACTACCCGTTTTCAGAAGATCCGCAGGAGAACCCATTTGCATTCCTGAAGTGTACTGAGGAGAAATAAACGGAGTAGAACCCTGTTGAAGACCCCCAAGATTTGCCGCTTGCCCAACAATCGGCTGAAGTCCTAGGGCGGATTGGACATTGGCGATGTTCTGCTGGCGACCTGCCATCATCTGCTGTTGAGAAGTAAGCTGGCCTGCAAAGCTTTGTTGCGCCGCGGTGTTTCGCTGGCCAGTGGCTGCGAGGATGTTCTGGAAGGCTTCCTGAGCGTTCCGATTGGCGGTATCGCTGGTAGTTTGACCGCTCTGGAGCAATCCCATTGCAGCGTTCCAGCGTTGAGAGTTGGCGTTTCCGAGAGCGTCTTGAATTGCGAGCGACTCACGAAGAGCCGAAGGATTGCCAAGAACATTGCCAATGGAACTACCGCGAGCGCGAGCGGCCTGTTGGACCCGTCGCTCCATGCTTGGATCCAGAGTGCCAACCTGAGAAAGACCCTGCTGGATCTGGCGTTCAAGCTCGCTACGGATCAACTGAGAAGCCCCGGTATCCTGTTGGGCACCAGGCATTCCAACCCTCTCGTAGGTAGGCGATTCTACCCGCGTATCCGGAGCGGCGGCATCCCCCTTAACATCGCTGAGGAACTGCTCGTAGAGATCGAACTTCCGAGGATCAAGAGCCTCTAGCTCGTTTCGACGTTGTTGGGCAAACTGCGTTCCATACTGCCTTGCAACACCAAGTTGTTCTTTAGCTAAAGGATCTGCAAGTTTTGATAAAGCAAGAGCTGTTTGCTTGGTGATATCAACATCACCAATGCCTGTAAAATCGTATGTTCTTTTGGCACCTTCTGGACCGTATTTAATTTCAGTGCCAGATCTAGCGGCTTGTTCTAATGCACGAATGAAAGGATATTGCTCGGCCTGAGCTTTTATCGCTTCGGCAGTAGAGGCAGCAAGGTCCGGCGGTTTGTAACTTGGGCCGCACATTTGCGGCTGACCCCAAGGAATGCAGGAGTAATCTTTAGCCCAGTCATCTTTGGCAAACAGCATTACGCTGTGAGCCAGAACCTTTGATATATTAAAATCTATATTCATACTCCTCCTTCAAAAATCTCGGTTTTCCAAATAGGATTATATCCAAACTTCTTCATATATGAGTTGTATGGACTATTCTCATTGCAAGCTATGAAATACTTAGGAAACCCTTTTGTCTCCATAATAGAGTCATAAACCCGTTTGAGGTGCATACTGTCTCTGGCCGACACTTTTTCGGTGTGATTCCAAAGAAGCAGGACAGGCACCCTTCCAAAAGATGACGCACCAATGATCTCGCCATCTCTTTCAACCACATGGGTTGGGTGAATGATCGAGTCGTTGTTTGCCCGCGCAGCTTGAAGAGCTTGAGACTCTTGCTCAAGCGTTTGTATCATTCGTACTCTCGGGAAGGCGTTCATTGTTGGGGTCTGACCGAATCGACGAATCCGGAGAGAATGGTGGATTGCAGAGACAAGCGACCAGCGTCTGCGGTTACCTTGAATTGCAAAGTATTCCAGCGGCCTTGGCTGATCAGGTTGTAAGCCTTCAGGAACTTCTGGCTTGAGGTGATCGCCAGCGCGGAATCGAGCGTCACGAATGTGTCCGACATATCCTTGGCCAACGACACTTCGGCGGTCGTGGTCGCGGTAGTGTACGGGTTATCGAAGGCAAACTGTACGCTGTACCCGATCTTGTCGGGGATAGGTTCGTTGAGGTTGTAAGCCTTGGTGATCACCGTGGATTCGTAATTCGCACCGCCATCGGTGTATGCGGAGCTTGAAATCGGATTGAGCCGGCTGTTCGGAAGGTAATCGTTGAAGGACCAGACCTGGCCAGCTCCCGCTGACACCGAGATGATATCGCCAGCAAACATGAGGACGGGTCCAAATGTTGAGAACGAGGTTGGGATGAAGTCGTTTACGATCCAGTTGTCCCAGTAACCAAGCCACGAGCGGGCCAGTGAGTGGTAGACGATGACCGCGTTGTTCTCGTTGAGCGCACCTTCGAGGGCGATATCGAGGCTGTTCTCGGTCAGGAGCGCGTACTCGCTTTCGATTCCGAGGATCGCTGGTTCCTCGGTAACGAACGGAACCGCCAACAGATAGCGGTTGTTCCAGAATACACCGTCGCAGAGGTCGAGCTTGGTCTTGTCGATGCGACTGATGAGGTCGTTGATCGGGCTGGAGAGCGCGAGACCTACGCTAGTCTGGGTACCGGCTTGGATCTGCTGGAGAGATCGGACGCCATCTCGGGATAGGAAGAATACGTCAGGACCAACCGCGGTGATTGAGCGGTGCGATGAGCAGCCGATATTGCCGCTGATGAGTGATATGGTCCAATCGGCAGCATCCTGCGAAGGATCGGCATTTACGCTCCAAATAGAGCGTTCCTTGAAGACGATGAGTTGATAGCCGAACCAAGAGTAGAGTCCCTTGATGGGATCGCCATCGCCACCGATACGAAGAGACCCGAGAGGATCCCAGGATTCGCCATCGAGGATATCCGAGAAGTAGAGGGTATCGGGCTGGATGGATGTATCCGCGGAAACTGCGAACAACCGATTGGTATGGGTGGTTAGATAGATCGGCTTGGCAGGAGGCGTGAGCGATACAAAGGCTACGGCGTGAGACGAGGCGGCAGGAGAAATAGTAATCGCTGGAGCGGTCGTATAGCCGCTTCCAGGATTGGTGATCGTTATGAATACGAGATTACCATCGTTAGAAACAACCGCAGTGGCCGTAGCCGTGATGCCGCTGGGAGGGGCTGCAACGGTTAT